TCGACCAGATATGACGTCGGGTGCAGTTTGGGCTCTGCTCTGTCGTAGTAATAGTAACGCATTTTGATCTCCATTTATTTTAGGAAGAGGGGAGGGAGCCGGAGCTCCCTCAGTTCGTGACGCAGACACCGTTGTGAGCGTAGGCTCCGACCGCCCAATCTTTGCTGGAGGCGATGACCAGAGGGACGTAGGTGTTGTCCGGCTTGCGGTAGATCATCCACTTGGAGCCGTTTTCCTCGATCATGTCCATGACTTTCGCGAGACGAGCCATGGCACCCTTTTCGGTCTTGAGTCCGGGGACGGTGTCGAGCCAGTTGTTCAGGTTGGTCATCATCTCTGTTCTCCATCTACCCGGCGAATCGGCCGGTAAGAGTATTAAACGCCATTCCGCCAAAAAAGAAAACAAAATAATTGCTCAAATTGACATTTTTATTTACGATTAAAAACAACAACTTACGACAATTTTACAGAAAATCTCAAAAATATCGTGCTTTTTTATTCAGTCCGAGGCATACTTCGAATCGTCTCAAAAACGGATCTGGATCCCCAGACCTAAGCAGACAGGAGTATAAATATCATGGCAAAGAAGCAAGAAGTCGCTGTCCAAAGCAAAGGCACAGCTCTCGTCGAAATCGACTCAGCTTTCGAATCAATGGCCGGAGAGGGGTTGGAGAACGTCACGACTCGTGACTTGATCATTCCCCGCATCACGCTATTGCAGGCTTTGTCGCCACAGGTTCAACCCAAGAAGCCTGAATACATCAACGGCGCAAAAGTCGGTGATATCTGCGATGTTGGCACGCAAGAGATTTTCGAAGCACCGTTGGTGTTCCTGCCGGTCCACTACATCAAGCAGTATCTGGAGTGGGCTCCTCGCAGCTCTGGCAAGGGGTTGGTCAAGATTCATGAAGACGCCTCGATTCTTGAATCCTGCAAGCCTGACGAAAAGAACCGCCCAACGACAAAGGACGGTAATTATATTGCGGAGACCGCCCAGTTCTTCGGACTCAATATGTCGGCTGGCGGCCGCAGGTGTTTCCTTCCGATGGCTTCCACCCAGCTCAAAAAAGCTCGGCGGTGGCTGACGCTGGCAACCTCTGAAAAGGTTCAGCGTGCGGACGGGTCGACGTTTACTCCGCCGCTTTTCTATCGAGTTTACAATCTTTCGGTTGTGGACGAGAGCAATGCGGAAGGCGATTGGGCTGGTTGGAAGATCGAGCGTGGTGATCGTCTTCAAGACATCGGCGACAATTGGCGCGAATATTACAATGAAGCCATCTCGTTCCGCGATTCTCTGAAGCGTGGTGAGGTGCGTGGCGACATTGGCGCTGATGAAGACCAAGGCCAAAACGAACCGGCCATGTGAGGTGTGTCATGGCAGACTTCGATTTCGATCTCGGCGAGTCTGCCTCCAGTGACAACTCGATGCAGCGTTTGGTGTCGATGGCTAAAGAAGTCATCGACACCGAGCAGCTCGTCGAGAGCTTGGAGGAAAATCTCTCCGACCTCAAGAAGAGACTCAACAAGATGAAGACGGTCGACCTGCCAGACTTGATGGCAGAGTGCGGGCTGTCTGAATTCAAGACTGACAGTGGATTCCGCATCACCGTCGACGATTTCGTCTCAGGATCTCTGCCGAAGGACGAAGACAAGAGGGTCGCGGCCATACGCTGGCTGGAGTCCAACGGTGCAGAGGCGCTGATCAAGACAGAGGTCTCCCTGCAGTTCGGCAAGTCAGAGCACAACCGTGCTTTGGCGCTTGTTGCCGACCTTGCAGACAAGGGATATGATGTCGGTTCAAAGATGGGTGTTCATCCGCAAACTTTGATCGCTCACATCAAGGAGCGTTTGAAGGGCGGCGATGAAGTCCCGCTTGAATTGCTCGGTCTCTACGCTGGGCGCATAGCGAAAATCAAACAAGCAAAGAAGTAGGTCGCCGATGCACATCATTGGAGCAGGCATGGCAGGGCTCCTTGCTGCGGGCATGATCAGAGACCGAGAGGTGAAGATCATCGAAGCAGCACCGTCGCTGCCTAACAATCATTCCGCCGTTTTGCGATTCCGTTCTTCTATCGTTGGGGACGCGCTCGACATTCAGTTCAAGCAAGTCCAAATGATGAAGGCTGTTCATGAATGGCGCAATGCTGTGGCAGACAGCCTTGCCTACTCTATGAAGTGCAATGGCACTGCGACTTTGCGTTCGATCATGTCTGCCGGGCAAGAGGTTCACAAACGCTATATCGCGCCACCAGACCTCATCCAGCAGATGCATGCGCGTGTTAACAGCACAATCGAGTATGGGCGTGCTGTGACGATCGATGACATCAAGTCTGCAGAAGAACCGATCATATCGACGGTTCCGATGCCGATCATGATGGACATTCTGGGATGGCAGGAAAAGCCAGCTTTCCGGTTTGTGAATGGCTTCAATGTAAACTGCACAGTCGAAAATGTTGACGCGTACGTATCTGTGTATGTTCCTGATCCAATGGAGCTGTTCAACCGAGTTAGTCTGACTGGCAACGTCATGACTGTCGAAGTGTCTTTGCCAAACATTTGCACTCCGCAAGAAGTCATGGCCTACATGAAGGGCATTCAAGAGAGCGAGCGTGAACGTCGCGAGCTGATACGCAATGCCCTTTTTGTTCTTGGCATAGACAAAGCGAGCATCAAAGATGAACGCTGGTCGGTGCAGCGTTATGCCAAGATCCTGCCGATCAAGGAAAATGAACGCAAGCAATTCATCTATTGGGCAACAGACAAGTTCAATCTGTACTCGCTCGGACGCTTCGCTACGTGGCGACCGGGACTGCTGATGGATGATGTGGTGAATGACGTGCGAGTGATCCGTCGCATAATCAATAACGGATCTTATGACCACAGAAAGAAATGAAGATGAACGACCCCAAAGTCTCCCTCCTCTGGTACACTGGCAAAGGCACCAACGACGAGCAGTATTATGCTGCGCGCCTTTTGGCCTATACCAAGAACACCCGCCTGCAGATGACGCCTGACGGGTTCGACAAGTTCATGAACATGCCTATCGAGGATCTCTCGAAAGAGCTGCTGTACATGAGCAACACAATCCCTAGCTCCTGGGAGTTCGTGGACGTCATCTTTTCCATCAACAATGTGACGCGTGCTTGCGCCCAGCAGATCACTCGCACCCGCACAGCGAGCTTTGCGATGCAGAGCCAGCGTGTCACGGACATGTCCGAGGTTTCCTATCACATTCCGGATAGCGTTCACGACAAGGACGATTACAGCTTGCGGATGCGCATGGCTCTCGAAAGCTATCGCATCATGGTCAAAGACGGTGAGGCACTCGAAGATGCACGCGGCTTGCTGCCGATGAATGTGCATTGCAACTTGATCGCTAAATACAATCTGCGCTCGCTCGTTGATCTTCTGCGTGCGCGCGACTCTATGCGCGTCCAAGGTGAGTATCAAACCATCGCAAAGCAGATGCGCGATTCTATTATTGCTGCATGGCCGTGGGCAGCTCCGTTCTTCGTCCCGAAGGACCAGAAAGCAATCGACCTGATCGAAGAAGTTGCGCACAGCCTCGAAAACAAAGAGCTGAAGATGCAGCTCGCCAAGGCGGCAGACCTGCTGAAGAAGTGACATGCGCTACGTCGTGTTCGACATTGATGGGACAATAGCAGACTGCAGCCACAGGTTGCAGTTTGCCCAGACCAAACAGTGGGACGAGTTCCACCAACGCTGTTTGGAGGACCATGTCATAATCAATGTTGCAGATTTGCTCAGAGCTTCGAATGCGATTGCCAAGGTAATACTTTTGACCGGCAGGCCAGAAAAGTATCGCCATCTGACGCAAGAATGGCTGCGCCTTTCAAAGCTCGATGAGCATTACGAAGAACTGATTATGCGCCCAGACGACGATTGGTCGCATGATCATCAGATGAAGATTGCTGCTCTTGAGCGAAAGTTCGGCAGCAAAGAAGAAGTCTTGAAGAATGTTTGGCTAGTCATCGATGACAGAGAGTCTGTTGTCGAGGGATTGCGCAATTATGGCCTGACAGTTCTTCAGCCAGCGATTGGAGGCTACTGATGAAAACGGTGCCGGAAATGCTGCGTGCTGCAGCGGGCATATATGAAGAGCGGAACAAGCTCTATGGTGACAACTACAAAAGGTTCGGCGAGATAATGCATTCGCTGTTCCCAACAGGTTTGACTCTGACCACGACTGACGACTTTAATAGACTCGGCGTGTTTGTGCAGATAGTTAGCAAGGTGACACGCTATGCTGAAAATTATGGACGCGGCGGTCATCGTGACAGCCTTGATGATGCTGCTGTTTATGCCATGATGCTTCAGGAGCTGGACGCAGAAACAAACTCAAGAATGACCGATCGGGAGCGGGGGAAATGAAGACGCTTGTTTTTGACACAGAAACAACGGACTTGATCAAGAACAAGCTCCAGCCTCTTGATCGGCAGCCCCACATCATAGAGTTCTTCGGCGTCAGCTTGGATCTCGAGGGCAACGAGCTCTACACCTATCACTTCATGTTCGACCCTGGATTCAAGATCTCGGACGAGGTGACTCGCATAACCAACATCACCCCCGACATGCTCGTGGGCAAACCAAAGTTCAAAGAGCATGCTGAAGAGATCAAAGCGATCATCGAGAAGCACGACGAGGTTGTGGCTCACAATTTGAGCTACGACAAGTCAATGATCGACTTCGAGATGAAGCGCGCTGGGTTGGAGGTCGAATGGCCCGATCTGGTTTGCACGGTTGAAGCAACCGAGCACGTGAAAGGGTTCAGGCTCAACTTGAATGCACTTCATGAGTTGCTGTTCGGGGAAGGGTTCACTGGCGCACACAGGGCCGAGAACGACGTACGAGCACTCGCAAATTGTTTCCGGGAATTGCGCACCAGCGGGAGCGTTTGATGTCGTCACCGTCACCGAGGATGGTCCTGCACCAAGCGATCTACGAAGTCGGCAAAGAAATAGAGTTCGAGGAGTTGATCCTTGTGCTGGCTGTCTCGGTCTCGGAAAAGATCGTTGCCGAATTCAGGGATCCTGAAGAGCAGAAGATGGTCCTTAAGGCATTCTACGAAGACCTCAAGCGCATAACCAGGCACATGCATGTCGCAGTCGAAGAAGCAAAGAAGTACAGCAAAAAGGTAAACTGAAATGCTCCGGATACGTACTGGCTACAGCTTCCGCACAGCGGCGGGGATGCTTGAGGCAGTAATGGATCGCCTCAAGGAAGTCAACGCTCCCTATGCACCGATCTCGGACAGAGCTTCGACGTTCGGATGGGTGCGTTGGAACAAGCTCTCCAAAAAGGCTGGCCTCAAGCCACTGTTCGGAGTCGAGCTGGCAGTCACCCAATCGCTGAATGCCAAAAAGCCTGCAGTCGATTATTGGACCTTCTTTGCCAAGGACGATATCCGCGAGATCAACGAGCTAGTTTATCTCGCCACATCGCAATTCCGTTACGAGCCTTTGCTCACTTATGAGCAGGCAATCCGCGCACCGGGTCTGGTCAAGATTGTCGGCTCACGTTCGCTGCTAAGCGATGTGCCTGTCCAAGATGATATCTACGTTGCCCTGTCTCCGTCAGCCTCGAAAGGCTATGTCGCTGAAGCGGTCAAGATGGGCCACAAGTTCGTCGCAAGCTCTGACAACAAATATGTCAGCAAAGACGATGAAGGGTTCTACGAAGTTCTGTGCGGACGCGGCGCCAGCACACAGACCTACGCCCAGCATATTTTGTCGGAGGCGGAATGGCGCAAGGCGGTCGCTAGGGTTGCCTCCCAAGAGCTGATAGATCGATCCTGGAACACGGCTGCGGATCTAGCGGCCATGTGCAATGCGAGCCTTAAAACCGCGACCCTTCTGAGCCCTGAGAAACCCAAGACGCTCGAGCAAATGTGCCGGGATGGCGCTGTCAAGCTCGGCATCAATCTAGACGATCCGGTTTACGAGGCGCGATTGCAGCGCGAGCTCGCGCTGATCAAGGAAAAGCAGTTCGAGGATTATTTCTACATCATCGCGGACGTCATGCAATTCGCCCGTGAGAAGATGATCTGCGGTCCGGCGCGCGGCAGCTCTTGCGGGAGCTTGGTGTGCTATCTGCTGGAGATCACGACCATTGATCCGATACCTTTTGATCTGCTGTTCGAAAGGTTCATCGACATCACACGCAACGACTTGCCGGACATCGACATCGACTTCTCCGATCAAAAGCGCCATATGGTGTTTGAATATATGGAGAAGAAGTACGGTCGCGATCACATTGCGCGCCTCGGGACGGTCGCTTTGTTCCGCCCGCGTTCGGCGATTGATGAGGCAGGAACAGCACTGGGCGTGCCTAAGTGGCTATGCGATAAAGTTCTCGACTCTCTGATCGTGCGTTCGGGCGGCGATTCCCGCGCATTGCAGACGCTTGAGGATACATTCAACACAACCCCAGCCGGGAGAGAGTTGCTTGAAAAGAATCCTGAGATACTTATCGCAGCGCGCATGGAGGGTCACCCACGTCACTATTCCCAACATGCGGCAGGCATTGTGGTCACTGAAACTCCGGTCACAGACTATGTTGCTGTTGATGCGCGTACGGGTGCGACGCATTGTGACAAAAAGGACGCCGAAGACCTGAACCTCCTGAAGATCGACGCACTGGGCCTTACACAGCTGTCTGTGTTTGAGGATGCGTTGACGATGGCGGGCAAGGACATTCATTTCCTTGAGCGGGTTCCGCTGAATGATCAGGCGTCGTTCGACGTGCTGAACAAGGGAATGTTTTCGGGCATATTCCAGTTCAATGGGCCTGCGCTTCAGTCCATCTGCAATCAGATCAAGATTGAAAGTCTTGATGACATAGTCTCTGTGACTGCGTTGGCGCGTCCGGGGCCGATGGCTTCTGGCGGCACCAATGAATGGACCAAGCGCAAGAACGCTCTTTCGCCGGTGACTTATCCGCATCCCACCTTTGAGCCATACTTGAAGGAAACACTCGGCATCGTCGCCTATCAAGAGCAGGTCATGCAGATTGGTCGCGAGATCGGCGACTTGTCTTGGGAGGACGTCACCGCACTCCGCAAGGCGATGAGCAAGTCGCTTGGCAAGGAATATTTCGACCAGTTCGGCGATCGGTTCAAATCAGGCGCAATCAAGAAAGGTATACCTTCAGCGGTTCTCGAAAAGGTGTGGGATGATCTTTGCGCCTATGGTGCGTGGGCCTTCAACAAGTCTCACTCGGTGGCTTACGGGATTGTGAGCTATTGGTGCTGCTACATGAAGGCGCATTTCCCGTTTGAGTTCGCTGCTGCGACGCTCAGCCACGAGCCAGACCCGGCCAAGCAGATCATGATCCTGCGTGAGATGGCGGCCGAAGGCATCGACTACATCCCCGTTGACGCAGAGCTTTCGACCGACAAATGGAGTGCCGGATTCAAAGATGGCAAGAAGGTTCTGGTCGGCCCGATTCAGAATGTGAAAGGAGTCGGGCCAAAGCTCGTGCAGCAGATCATGTCGGCACGCGTCCGTGGCGAGCCGATTCCTGCGCGCGCTGAAAAGCTATTGATGAATGCAACGACGGACATTGACAGCCTTTGGCCGGTCAAGAATGCATTCCAGCGGCATTTGCCAGACCCCAGCTCGCGCAACATCCACACACCACCGACGCCTGTCGTAAATCTTCAGACCAATGGATCGGACTACAAAGCTCTTGCGTTCGTCGTCGTTCAGCAGATCAAACCTCGCGACGAGAACGAAGCGGTCAACGTAGCCAAACGTGGTGGCAAGGTTCTGACCGGACCAACGCAGAGTCTCAATTTGACAGTCGCAGACGACACCGACCGCATCTTTGCAAAGGTTGACAGATTCGCATACGAGAAAATCGGGCGCGAGATCGTTGAGCGCGGCCGACCCGGTAAGGCGCTCTACGCAATGAAAGGAACCGTCCCAAGAGGGTTCCGAATGTTGAGGGTTGAAGCAGTGCGCTTCATAGGGTTCATGGACGAATAGATAAAAAGGGACCAAACATGAAAGAAGAATGCGACGAATGCTTCATGCTGGGCACTGTTGAGCGTCTCGAAGAAGAGATTGAGAAGCTCGAAGAGTTGAACGAGTATTACAAGAGCATCCTTGTAGAAATAGCAACACTCCCTAGTTCGCCTTTCCACAAGCACTATACGCTCAAAGAAAAGATTGAGCGCATCCAGCTGATTGCGGAAAAGGCTCAAAAGGGAAAATGGTAAAATGAAAGTCAAGTCACTCGCAGAAATCCCTGCAGTAGCGGCATATCTGAAGCG